CCTGCTTCTACCTCTCTTGCCTATTTCTACTTGAATGATAAAGGAGTGAAGGTTAACTATTTTCCAACAACCGATCGTCCTGAACCTGGTCAAGAGGGCGCAGGACGCACTCGCAAGGTAAAGGCTCGAAAGTTAAAACATAAAAATCGTAAGAATCAACGCAAAAGAACACGCAAAAACTAAGCGTATAGATCGTTAAATAAGATTTTTTACTTTATACTTCTCTAAAACGATGAGTATAAAGTAAATAGAGTGTAATACAGTAATGAAACAATCGGATTCTTCCAACTCCCTCGATGAACTAAATCCAAAATATGAATGTTTTGTTTGTCTCGAAGGTGATGAGGAGGACCCCCTCATTGAAAGTTCAATGCTTCGAACATGCGGATGTAGATTTCATGTCCATTCACACTGCTGGGATCAATGGATGAAAGGAAAAACAGAGTTTGATTGTCCCATCTGTCGCAAGAGTTCACTCATACGCGTCCAAGAAGGTATTTCACCTCTGCCCTCAAGATTTCAAACTCAAAGAGCCTCTGTTCCTTGCACAAGAAATACTTTATTTTTGATTTTGCTTATATTGTTTATGGCTTTAATCTCTGCTTTAGTTGTAGCGGTTATTATTTCTAAAAAGGCATGATTCTTATGAGAAAGACTGTCTATCTCACAAAAAGTAGTATAGATTTATTTATCTTAGTTCATGATTTATAACCAGAAAAAGATAAATATATAAACACCCAGACTGAGCGTTTAGTTGGAGTAGGCAAGACCGCCCATACCAGACATCACGCGGAGCACGTTGTAGTTGGTGGCATAGACATACACAGTTGAGGTGGTGGTTGTGCCAACAGAGTTGTTGGAAACAGTGAGGAGGAGAGTAGTGTTATCAATACGTGACAAGTTGCATGTGCCAGAAGGTTGGTGTTGCTCAGGCTGGAGAGCGAATGAGTAGACGTTGATACCGACGGCAGGGATGTTGGTGTGGTGTTGGTAAGGCTGGACCTCGTTGAAGTAGCGTCCCTCGCGAACCTGGAATCGGTCGTGGCCGTTGAGCTGGAGGAGTGCAGTGATGCATGGGTTCTTTCCAGACATACCCTCGACGCGGGTAACGGAGTATCCAGACTCGAGGACTGATCGGTCCCACCAGTCGGAGAAGTTGAATGGTTGCTGACCCTTCCATGGGAAGATGGTGGCGTCGTCGCATGCAGCGAAGCTGTCTCGTTGAACAACCCAGATGAGCTCCTTGCAAGGGTGGTTGAAGTTGAGCTTGAGCTTGTTTGAGCTGGAGGTGATGGACTCACCGCCAGTGAACTGGAGGACGTCAATGAGATACTCGTGGGAGACCTGGGCGAACTTGCGTCGCTCGTCAGTGTCGAGGTAGATGTAGTCGACATAGAGGGAGGCAGCGACGAGGTTGGCTGAGGCAACTCGGTCCCTGATGACGTGGACGTTGGAGTTCTGGGGAGATGCATCGAAGCAGAGGTTTCGGAGGTCGTTGAAGATCAAGTTGATACGGACCTCGTGGTATTGGAGGGCGATCAATGGGAGAGCAAGACCAGGGTTTCTGCAGAACCAGAACTGGAGAGGAATATAGAGAGTATATTCTGGGGCGCAGTTTTGGATCTCGTTGGAGCTGTTGGGCTCGCCAGAGGTGCAGTCGCTGTCGCAAGGCTCGCCGCCCTGGACAATGAGGTTGGTGAGCTGGGGCACGTTGCCAACCATCTTGGCATAACCGGCCTGCTTGCCAGGCTCCTGGGTGAGCTCATTCCAGATGTGGAGCCACTGTCCATAGTGCTTGTCAATGCGTTGACCTCCGATTTGGAGCTCGACTTCCTTGATAAGGTTGTGGCCAACCCAGTTGAGCCATCGGAACTGAGCACCAGAGCCGTCAGAGGCAAGGAGCTGAACCTGAGGGAGAGTTGCTTGGAGATACATTCTGTAGATCAAGTCACCGTTTCGTTGGATGGTGCAGGTGACAGTCTTGCCGAATCCTGGGGAACCGTTGAATGGGTTCTCAATGGACTCCATGGCAAAGTTAGTGTGGCGACGGTAAACCACCTTGAAGAAGGTGATCTGAGGGTTGCCAGTAAGGTAAACGTCTTGGGCGCCATAAGCGACGAGCTGCATCAAACCACCACCAGTCATTTTAGTCTATAACATGGCCAGAGAAAATATTTTTGGTAGACTAGAACTTTTTTGAACCCAGGAGGGGTTAAACATCCACCTCCATCCTTAAGAGACAACCGGGAGGGTCTGTTTTCTTGCGCTGTAAAAGAGAATAAGAATCTAAACAGACAGTAGGATTCTTCATTACAAATGTCTAGTTCTGACCCTTTCTTTAAAATAAGGCCCACTAAAAGAAGTAATCCTGAAGCAAGGACTACCTTAGACAGTATTCATCATGCCCATTTAAATAAACTCGTGGAAGAATCTGAATCGATTGAAGGACTTGAACATGAGTTTCACGACCTTAAAGATCGGATAAAACGATGCACAGATGATATTGAAAAAGTAAAGTTAGATAAAGAATATCAAGACCTCCTTAAAGAATATAAGAAGCGAAAATCGGGTTCCGCCGTCTATGACTATTTTCTTGAAACAGGGAATATTTTATATCAGTATTATGACATACAAGATAAGATTAGTCGTGGTGTAGAATCGAAATCCAATCGAGTTACAAAATCTAAACCTGGCAGTATTTGGGCGGTTCTTCAAAATGCCGCTGCAACGGAAGAAGAAGAGAATGCCACTCCTTCTTTAACAACAAATGCTGTTGCACCAGGTGAAGATATGCGTCGTGATAGGCTCCTGGAACGATTTTTACAGAAAATCGACCCCGAACATGCACGTTCATCACAAAATGTCGATGACCCCTATGGTGAATGTGAAGAATGCGATTGTGAGATGTTCTTTTCAGCCAATGAGGCTCTATTTACATGCCCTCAGTGTGGGTTTCAAGAGTTTGTCTTAGTAGATTCCGACAAACCGAGTTATAAGGATCCTCCACGTGAGGTTTCCTATTATGCCTATAAACGTATTAACCATTTTAATGAATGGCTCGCGCAGATTCAGGCCAAAGAAAGCACGGATATTCCTCAGGAAGTCTTTGATGCGATTTTTGCGGAACTCAAAAAAGAACGTATCACCGATATTGGAAATATTAAAACATCCAAGATCCGTGAGATTTTGAAAAAGCTGAAGTTTAACAAATATTATGAACATGCTGCACATATTATGAATCGCATCAATGGGAAAAACGCACCTGTGATTACACGAGAAACTGAAGAGAAACTACGTCATATGTTTATTGAGATTCAGCCGAGTTTCCAAAAACATTGTCCAGCGGGAAGATCGAACTTTTTATCCTATTCGTATGTTTTGTATAAGTTCTGTGAACTGTTGGAACTCGATGAATATTTACCGAACTTTCCAATCTTGAAGAATCGCGACAAACTCTTTTGTCAGGATAAGATCTGGCAAGAGATTTGTAAAGATTTGCGATGGCAATATATTAAGAGCACTTAGGCTTCTCCTGTCATTCGTGCAATCTCATTACGCACTTGTCTTGGATAGACAAACTTGTAAAAATAGGCATCTTCTTCTGTGGGAACATGACTCGTTGATAGTTGAACCATAGTTCCAGGGCTTGTAAATGCCTCTCGTCTCATTAATAAAAATCCGGTGGCAACGATAACACATAGGCCGAGGATCACGTGAAAGACGCTGGCTTTTCTCATCTATTCTCTCAATGATAGTTTTAAACTATACGGGATAGAATATTTATGTTAATATTTATAAGCCTCGAGGGAAGCCGACAAGGTTAGCACCGAGACCGAATCCAGCGCCCTGTCTAGCAGTTACACCGATGGATGGAGAAACGAGATCCAAGACAGCGAAGACGGCTGCAGCGACGAGAGCAAGAGTGACAATCTCGTCGAGAGGGAGGTTCTTTCGGGGAATGAAATAAGCGGCACCTGCAACAACGAGGCCCTCAATGAAATACTTGATAGCGCGGTTGAAAACTTCGTAGATATCCATTTGTCCTATATTGATTCATAAGAAATTTTGTGGCAGCGTTTTCTGAACGTTCAAAGCTTCAAAGGTCTAAAGGCTCGTAATAACACAGTATAGAAATGTCCTCAAGTGAAGAACGTGAGAGCTTTTTGAATGATGATCCTGAGATCTCGAGTCAGCGCTGGGCTCTTCTTAGTTTTATCAGCCCTGAAAATGTTTTAAACCGGAAGGATCCATTCTTTTTTTCCGCTTTCGTTCGTCAATATGAGTTTCACATGCGTGTCAAGACAATGGAGTCTTTCCTCGTAAATACAGTTAAGTCAGTTAATGAAAGTCTTGATAAGGAGGCAACAAGATTTGAGGCATTGGATCTGAGTGGCGCAGCCGCCGAATGCCGGAAATCAACCCTTAAGATTGATTCCTATATCCAGGACTTCCAGGAGTTTGTTAAAACAAATCAAAAGGAACTCATTGAGTCAAAGATTCACGATGAATACACTGAGTTCATGTTCAAGAATGGAACAAAGCTCGAGGATGATTTCTATGCCAAGAATGATTTCCGCACAACTGTGCGTGGTTTGAAGATTCGTGGCTCATACAGCACAAAGGAAGAGGCGGAGAGTCGTGCCAAGAAACTCCAAAAAATGGATCCGGATCATAACATTTTTGTGGGTCAGATCGGTAAATGGCTGCCTTGGGATCCTGCACCAAGCGCCATTGCTGACCATGAGTATGCTGAAGAACAACTCAATACCCTCATGAAGAAGTATAAGGAGAATGAGGAGCAACGCGATGTCTTCAATAAGGAACAACGTGAACGTATTCGCAATAACAGTAAGAAGAACGTTATGAATATGTCTGGCTCATCCGTAGAGTCTGAGACGCAGGAGGATTCTAGTATTCCTTCTCTTGGAACAAATGCTTCTGAGTTTTCAGGAATGTTCAGTGGACCTGCTGATCTGGCGATTTCACGCAAGATGGAGAAGTCGGAATAAAAACGCTATTTATTGAGGAAAAATCGGTATACACTTATTTGTCTGACAGAAGGAACCCTCAGGGCAAGTAACACCTACACAATCTGGTTTACGAGAACCAGTATTCATAAAATCCTGAAAGGGTTCATAAAACTGAGGAAATGATTCTTTTAAGAACGGAATAATAATCAAGACTCCAAGTAATACCATTGCCAATCCAATCACACCATATCCTACAAGAGGTGAACGTGACATTTCTTCTTTTAAGAAGATAGTTTATTTACTATATCCCTCAGGAAGAACGGGTAGACCGGAAGTGGGTGGTAAATAAGGAGAATCAAGTGTATCGCAATATCCATTGATACATCGTGTGCCATTCGCACAAGGGGGCATATCTACACCACACCGAACACCTATTTTACTATGAAAAGCCTCTTCCACACGTCTCCATGAATCGAGGCCCAAAAGAATACAGGCAGCCATTAAAATAAGTAACGCAGCTATGATTTCATTCCAATCCATTTGATAAGGCTCTAGTATTTACGGACATTAATCTGAGGTCCTTTTAATCTACGTGCGGCCGTTGGATCATATGCTTCATCTTCCTCTTCACCACGACCCTTGTAATACTGCTCGGAGTGTTGCCAAAACTCGGGTGCACCAATACGGAAATCACTGTGCATTTCCGCCTTATACCAGAAAATACAATCCTCAATCTTATTTGACTGGCTTGTATTGTCTATCACAAGACATTCATAGTTTTGTGTGCACTGATCCATGACTTGACAGAAGAACTCAAAGCTAGGAAATGCGGATCCATAGTTATTAAAAATACGCTGTCTATTTGTCAAATAAGGTTCTCTCAGAATAAACACAAAATCGACATTGGTTCGCAGAGCAGGCTGAATACCCAAAGGATACTGCATCGTGATTAAAAAGAACACCTTGAGCCAACGTCCGTTCATGAAAAGATAGCGAATATTTTTATCGTGTGTCCATGAATCGTCATACATACAATCATCTAAAATCATAAATGAACGCGGATCAATGCGCGAGGCCTGACTCGGATTTATAGCGAGTTCCCTTTGAATCTTCGCCATCATCATCTTTTGACGCTTACAGAAGTTCGCAAGAATCAATGCACTGTATTCGCCATGAATAAACAATGGAGGAATCATTTTGCTGTAAAAACTATTAGACTCTTCTGTGCCTGAAATCACAGTGCCCAGTGGCATATCTTGATGGTGAAACAAGAGATCGCGCACAAGAGTGGATTTACCTGTTCGTCGACGACCAATAAAGATAGCCACAGCATCTTGGGGTATACGTTTCATATCAAACTTTTTTAAACCGACATTTACTTGCTGTTGTGTGGCCATTTCTATAAAGGCTGGAAACAATAGATTTTTGCGTTAGTAAACGCATATGATATGTCTTGACTCGTGGAAGAATGATAGGCTCTGGGGTATCGTCTATTAAAACGGTTAATGCCAAAGTGTATCCTCAAGAGGGATTTCACAACTTGAAGACTGTATATCCCGGTATGGAGTCCTTGTGTTTACCCATTTCTTCAAAGGAAGGTGAACAAGCTTGGATGGATCATGCACATCGTTTAACACATGTTCATCCGCATACGACAGGTCGTTCATGCCCATTGACCTTTAGCATTGAACGTAATGTTACAGAATCCGGAATAGACATAATGGATGTTTCAGGCTTCCGTAAAGTCACACATATTCTTGATCCTGAAGTATGGTTAAAGAATCAATATACAATACCCACTGTCATCCCTGAAACAATCACACCAGAAACCTATGGAGAGGCTGCTTGGACTAAGATGAATGATGTAATGAATCATGCATATATCGAGACACTGGCCGCATTTGCATTAGGAAAACTCCGTGAAAAGGATGTTTCTCCGCATTT